CATCTACAGCGTAACCCGTACCCCCGGCAGAAACTGAAGCGCTATTGACACCACCGTTAACTAAAGGGGCAAAGGTTTCATTGTTCTTTTTTATCTGAATAGGGTCTACATCATTTGCGGCTAATACCCAAGTACCAAAATTAGTGAAAGACCAAAGGCTTGGCTCATTAACTCCGGCATCCCAAGTAGTGCCCCCATCGTCCCAAACAGCTGCTCCAGAGTCCCAAACAGTTTCACCGCTGTTTTCTAGTAAGCTATAACCAGAGCCTACTACAGTACCATCTGTAGAGGTAGGGTCATCTGCTTTGTATCGGTATATTTTATCTAGATCGCCTGCGTAAATAACTTTTGTATTATACTCTTGTATTGAAGTAATACCCCTAATTGATTTATAAGTTGCACCGTTTAAGGGTCTAAACAAAAAGCTATGTCCGGGTCTACGCCTAATACCTGACTCAGTAAATTGAAGTCCATCAACATCAGCCCAGAAAGGAATGCTTCCATCAAATTTATTTGTTTGCCACCCAGAAACAATCAGTGGCGTTAGGTCAGCCGGAAAGAAAGATCTTGGTGTTCTTGGTGAGGTTGACATATGTTTCTCCTATTATGATGTACGTTTCCAGATTGCAATAGCAATGTATGGCATACGGTTATCAAAAGATTGACCACCACCTGTAGGCGCTGACTCAAACTGAGGGCTTCCTACGACACTTGCGCTAGAGCCTTCTGGTTGACTACCACTAGATGATCTGTTTTCACGAACCTCTATTGTAGTTGTGTGCGTGTGTGGCGGTATTTGGTCAACTGTCAGAGTTTGGGTTTCAGAACCGTAAGAGTCTACCCCTAAACCGTACTCTGGATCTGGTACAGTCTTAACACCAACAAGAGCTTTACCCCCTCCGTAACGTACCCATGTTCCACCAAAAATAGTGCTCGGGTCAGTGCTGGTTGTACTGAGGTAAAGAGAGCCTACTGGGTAAGCGCTTAACCCTAATGCATTCGAGGATGAAGTAGCAATACTACTTGGGCTTCCCGGCCCAAAAGTTGTAGAAATAGATCCTGTTACCGCTCCAGTTAGAGTAATAGTTTTATTACTGCTAAAGTACCCTGCAGCTACTGGAAAAGGGTTTATTAATTCCCAATGAGAATCTACTGCATTCCACATTAACTCATGGTAAGCACCAGCCTTAATCATCTCTGCAGCTAAGGCTTCACCACCAAAAACTTTAATAGGTGATGAGCCAGTAGAATTAATGTTGATTGTTGCGTTAGCACCGTTGGCTACATGAAAAAAAGCAGTAACTCTTTCACCAGCCACCTTAGCAGCAGCTACTCCAAAGTCAACTACATAAGCTGTACTTGTTCCTGATGTTGTTGCAAAATCCTTAGAGGTCCTAAGGTAACAACTTAACTCATCTCTTGCGTGACCAAAATTGGTTCTTACAGATAGCGTAGTCGGTGAGCCCGCTATCGGTAATGTGCCGTTAATTTGACTTGCCATTGTGTTTCTCCTATAAATTATTTATCTCGTTGAACGCCTTTGGCTTTCTCAACGGTTCTCATGGCTCCTAAGCCAAGCATACCTAATAGCACTGGCATCATTTCTGATAGGGCTATAAGGGGAATATCGATTGTAGAATTGGATAGAGCAAGCGCAAAGTTTGCCATCGGTATGACCAAGAAGTTACTTGCCATTCCCAAGCAACATACCCAACCCACAGCTGGCCTCCAACCTGCGACGAATAAACTTTTGTGTTCCGCTTCTTTCTTATTAACTTCAATCTGAGCTTTAGAAAGCTCCTGCGCATGCTCTTGAGCCATGGTTGCAATCTTGTGGGCAATGGCATTCTTCTTGTCTTTGTCCTCTATAAATTTATCCAGTAGTCCTGTAACAGGTCCTATAAGTTGTGCTAACATTAGTCCTCTCCTATTTACTTTAACGGGTTAGACAAGTAGTCCATGCCCTGCCAGAGATCTTCTATCTCTCTTGTCATTATCTTTAACTTATCGTCAAGGCCCTCAAGGTCCTTAGTCATAAGTTCTGCAGTTGCAACGGTAGTACGCATAGTCTCTATGTCTTTTTCAAGATCTGTTACTTTCGTTTGGATCTCAAGGAGCTTGTCCTGTTGGTCCATAATAGTAACTAGGTTTACCCCCAGCTCTGCTAGCTTAGCCTTAAGCTGAGAGACATCGTTGTCAACTAGTTGTTGTTTTACCAATGCAACTTCTTCTTGTATAGGTTTAATATTTGGGATGCTTAGGGACTCTACATCCTGTAAGCGGCTGTATAATGAACTAGCTGTCCACACACCACCACCTAATGTAGTCGCAAGGCTTAGCAAGATAGCAATGTATACACCCTTAAAAGATGTACCACCTATCTTAAGCTCTGTATCTTCTAAACTCATTGTTGTCCCTCATAGTAGTTTGCAGGGCTACTAAAGTAATACTCAGAGTTTTCACCAGCAAAGAATACATCTTCTTCAGAAACATAGAGGTCTAAGTTAAAGGCATCTAAACCGTTAATAAAGACTGCACTAGCGTGTCCTGTCATCCAACTAACCTTAACCCACTCTTGGTTCCTGTCGTAAACAACAGAAGCATCAAAGAATGTAGAGTTAGCTGAAGCTGCTCCGTCCTGAAGAAACTGTGTAGCATCTTTGTTTTGTGATACTCCAAGATAAGCACCTGCATTGTTTGCATGGGTCTCTATGGAATCTAAAGATTGATTGTAGTTGTCTACATCAGACTGACCTAGCTGCAATGACTCATAGTTGCTTTCTACATAAGTCTTTACATCAGCTTGTTCGTTGGGGGTCTGAGCAGCCTCAGCTATTTCAGCTACTTCAATCACAGTAGAGATAGCCACCACAGCTTCTGTAAAGCTATCTACAGCCTCGTTCATAAGGGTAAGCTCTTGGCTTGCCTTGTCTTCAAGAAACGTCTGAGCGTCACCGTAAGGGCTATATAAGTTCATCTCTGAAAGTGCGTTGTTGTATGCTGTTACTTCAGCACTATCAATCATAGCTTGTTGAGATAGACCTTCTGCGGTAACGTAACCCATATGTGAGTGGGATATCGCTGCACCCACAAGCATAGAACCTGTGTCTACTTTGTCTGCAATTGCTCTGGAGGTATTAATTAGGTTGTCTAGCTGATCCGCTTGTGCTACGGAACCTATCGCTAATAGAACCAAGGTCTTCAGTATCTTCTTCATCTGATGTTTCTCCGATACGTAGTATGTTATTATACCACACCTGGGTGTCTGTCAATCTCTTGTTGACTTTACCGTAATCAGGTATGTAAGTTTCGGGCTGCCTCTTCATTACTAAGAAGGCTCTTTTACCCACAATAAGTTTTCCATTTTGTAGCAATGGGCATGGTGTGCCTGAGACAAACATAGACCTCCAGATCCTTTTGTCTTGACACATAACAGCAATAGCTGCTACTTTCATACCTAAGTCACTAAGGACTTTAGCATCCCTTCTTCTATTACAATTCTTATCTTCCGTGTAAGAGCCTTTGCTAAATCCTAGAATACCTGTTTGCAATGAGCCTCCAGACCCTTGCAAGCAGCTTTCTACTCCACTAGACATATACGAAGGGGCTATGGCAGAGCCTACAGGTATCTCACTGCTAGAGCCTGCCCCGTTGTATGTGTTACTTACAGAGTCATCTTGTGTGTTGTTATTAGAGGAAACAGTAGAGTTGTTGTTGCTTGTGTTTAAGCTACCCTCTTGTTGATTGTTAGTCTCTGCAAAACTGTAACAAGATATAAAGGCTAGTATGAGTAGTACTCTTTTCATACGTTACTCCTTATTACTTTTTCAAAGGACCTTTAAGTTTCTCTAGTTTTTCTTTTTCTTTCTTTTCAGCAGGAGATAGATTAAGGTTTTGCATTTGAACATCTTTAGCACGTTTAATCTTCTTCTTCTTTTTCTTAGCTGCATGGTATTCTTTTAATCCAGCTTCGTCATACTCGTATTTCTTGCCTTTGTACATTGGCATTGTTATTCTCCTATTTACTTAGTGGACCTTTGCCTTTCTTTTTCTGTGAAGGTGTAGCATTTCTCCACGCCTTTTCAAACTCTGGGTCATTTCTAATGTGGTTTAGAATCATCGTTGCTTCACTATCCCTTAGCTCTCCTGGATGGAGCTTCAACAGTTTTCTTTGCAACGCACCAAATTTACTTTTTGATTTCTCACCATTAATCGTTGGCATCTTG